GCACGGAAGGCTTCTTGAATTTCTGCATCTGGAAGGTAGCGCTGGTATGCACTATGTAGGTTTCCCACAAAGTCCTCAGCATCAGTTCCAACATTAAGGCGCTTACTTGCTACCTTAAATGCTTTATCATCAATGTTCATCTTCTCGGCATAAGCAAGACCCTTTGGGTCTTTGCGAAGCCAAGTAACAACAGCCTGTGGAGTCATGTTGTTTAGGAACATTTCAACAACTGGGTCAATCTTATTTTCCGTAGGTGAACGGAAGAAGTTATTAAGGAAATTGGCGTAACCATTAAAGTAGCGTGGGTCGCTGGCGGTTAAGCGTATTTCTTCCATGTTGCCATAGCGTGCTGCAAATAGTTGTGATGGAGCATCAGCCATTAACTTATAGGTATCAGCATTGTCAGTGCGTTGTGCAAGAATTGAACCAAGTTCACCTTCAAATGCATCGCCATGTTCCATGACAGTGCCATCATAAAGTGTTGTTCTACGAACACCAGTACCAAGCATTTGCTTTGGTGCGTTTAAACGGCTTTCTTCAACAACACGAGCATCAAGACGGGCAAGTAAGTTTTCATGGTTTGCTCTAACAAGAGCATCTCTATCCGCTAATTCACGGACAAGATTAACTATGCCATCGGTTGGGTATTTTCCGTTTCCGATACGGGTTGCAAGTTCACTGAGGCTTGCTGCACGATTTGATTCGCTAAGTTCTGGGCGTACGCCTTGCGTTCCTCTGGCGACATTTGACCGAACGGCTTTGGTGCTCTGACCCAATGCAAACGCTTCGCTTGCTCCGACATCGCCTGTTCCTCCTATGTTAATTTCTTCAAAAATATTTAAATCATAAATTTTTTGTTGATTTCTTTCTTTACCAAGTTTAATTGCCTGTGCTCGGTCAGTAATTAAATTAACTGGCTCAGCCCAGATATGCATAGTACCATCTTCGGCGGGTGCAACCCAAGTTCCAAAGTGGTCAGCCTCTGAGAATTTACCAATAGTATTTTCAATATGTTCAGCAAGTTGCTGAGCCATAGCCTCTGGGTTAGCCTTTGCAGAATCAAGGCTGTACTGAAAAGTACCACCACGAACCGCAACTGGAAAACCACCTTGTGGCACATCGCCAGTCATAAATTTAAATGTTCCGCCGCCATTTTCAACGGTTAATTGAATCATTTGAAGAACTTTAGACTGGTTACTTGTTACTGCACGAGTATTACGAATAGCATCTAATTGGCGTTTAGCAAGAATCTGTGCTGGTTTGTTAGTTGCGGTTTCAATCATTTCAGGGTCAACTAAAACAGTAGCACGACCATTAGCCTTAACATCTGGAAGCGTTAACTTACCAACACCGTTGGCACGCATCCAATCAAATAGTTCTTTTTCTTTGCCCTTCCAAGAGTCTGGCTTACGGGCATCAAGACCAAGTTTTTTAAGTTCTGGGTAATCGTTTAAACCAAGTTTAGTACCTGTACCATTATTGGAACGAAGGTCTACTGGAGTACCAAATACCTTAGAGTGTAAAATTTGTCCTTGATTACCTGGTTTACGAACTCGGAAGGTTCCCTCAAGAAGCATTTTTTGAGAAATTGTATTTGGGTCAATGCCACGCCAAGTACCAGATGATGGACTATAAAGTTCTACTTGATTACCTTTTGAAATAGTATTGATAAATCCATCACGCATATCTGCAGCGATTGTTTGCATAGAAAGAGATGGCTTACGAACGCCGCCTTCTTTAATAAGAGCGCCAGTTTCTGCACTACGAAGATTCTTTGGCATAGGATACGCACGACCAGTTTGTCTGCGATAAATCTCTGATGCTGAAATAGTTGGCATACCCGCATCGGCGTAACGCTCTGCAATATCTGCGGAGTAACTCATTGCTAATGGGCGATTAGTGTTTAAACTACGAAGTCCAGTAGGTGAACCATGGTACATAAACTCGCCAGTACGGTACGAGGAAACATCTAAGAACTCAAGCATTTGTTCTTCTGTTAATTGTCCTCGTTTAAACGCAATTTCAACAGCAGCCATGTGTTCATCAATGTCTTTGTTTAAACTAGCAATTTGTGCACGGTCTTGTTGAACGCTTGCTAGTTCCTGACGAAGTTTAATTGAATCTTCACGCAAACCTTTTGATACAAGTGTCTTATCTGTTAAACGGTCAATACCAATTAAACGGTTGTTGTACCATTTCTTAACACCTTCGGTGCTTAATTCTGAGGCTGCAACTAAACCATAACCTTTAGCAAGAATAGACATAGATGCTTCGCTAACATTTCGCACCGTGTAACCAAGGCGTAGAAGTACAGAAGCCTTCCATAAATCGTTAAGTATTCCAGCAGTGTATTTTGCTGCATCTGGGTCAACAATGCCATGGCTGCCATCAATAGCCTTAATTAAACCACTGTTCTCTTTAAGAACACGGGCATAGTTTTCCAAGTCAACCATTGGTAGTGCGTTAGCACCTTGGCGTTCAAGATAAGGAATCTTAAGAATAGTGTCATCGTTAGTCATTAAGAACTTACGGTCACGCACTGAATCCATTGCAGTTTTACGGCGACCTTTGTATGCATCCCAAATATACTTGCCAGTTTCATCAGAAAGACCAAGTGTTTTGTTAATTTGCATAACTGCTAAATCTTCAAAAGATGTGGCTACGCGAGCGCGAGCCTCAGGTATATCTCCTGCTGTAATAAAATCATCATAATGACGAGCAATAATAGGAGCAGCAGCATCATTGCCTACAATACGGCTAAGCATGCTACCAAAGGCTTTCATTTCATTAAATGAATCAGAATCGTTAGCATTAAAGTAACCAGCAGGGCGTTCTCCAGCCCATCTTTCTGCAAAGTTAACTACTGCTACTACTGGGTGATACTTAGTTGGTTGGAAAATACCAAGTGTTGGGTATGAAGTTGTTGATGGTTTTTCACCAAGTGCACGAGATGTTTGGCGCTCAGCAGCACGGATAGAACCACGCTGAGTTGCTGCAGTACCAAATGTACGCTTAGTTAAATCAAGACCTTTTGCGTTTAAACCTGTTAAATATTTAATGTAAGGGTCGTTCATAGCATTATCAACAAGTGCTGTAGCAGCATCAAGGACATTTACATCATCAACAATACCGTTAGTTGGAATATTATCAATAATTTGTTTATCAATTTGAGATACTGGCTTTAATTTATCCATAACAAAAGCCATGTCTTTACGCTTTAAAACTAGACGAGCCATAGCCTCTGTGTCTTTAACTGCAGTAGCAAGTAATACATCCGCTACATCATCTATAGTTTTTGCTTCGCCAAGTAGGTATGAAAGAGTATCTGCATCGTTAGATGCTGCAACCATAGGGTGATTACGGATTGCTAACTTATCGTTTTTAGCAAACCAATCCATACTATTGTAGAGTCCACCATTTACATCACGACCCTCATTGATTTTTGTAGCAAGGGTTTGTGGTGAAAGGATAGTTACATTGCGTGTGCTTCTTGGTATTAAAAAATCTTTAGTTAATTGTGCTATACCCGCATCAGTTGCACCCATTGGTTGTAAAACTAGAGCCTTACGAGCAAGTGCACCAGCCTTAGCAACTTTACCCAGTGGGTCAGTTACTGTTGTAAAGAAGGTGTCATAGGCACCTGATAGTGTGCGATATTCCCAGTTAGTATCAAAAACCTTACGGTCATTTGGGTCAAAAATATCAAAGTCCATGCGAAGCGCTGACTTAGTTGGGTCAAAGCGTGATTGCAAATATGCAGCAGCCTGTCCAGCGGAAATATCGCCACGCTGATTCCAAGACTCTTGCCAATCATTAGTTGCTAAACCAAGTAGTCCTGCAGATAGTGGTTCACGAGCATATTTACCACCAACATTGTAAGAAGTACGAGCAACTGGAAGAAGAACATCATTAAATGCTGCGCCTAGTACCTTACGAGGTACATAAGTTGCAGCAGTAATACCAGTTTTAAATAAATCTCCTGCTATTTGAAATGCATCTGCTGACCAAGATTTATCATTGGTTGCAACGGAAGCAATATCATTTCCCAGAACAGCCAATCCAATTTCGTTACCAAAATTTTTGACTTGACCTTCTGCCCAATTACCTAAATTATCTAAAAACCCCATTAAAGAACGCTCCGCAAATAACGAACATAATTGCGGAAGGCGTTAGAAGCGGAAGGAGATTCTGCAAGAATTGAAAGAGTTGGCAATGCAGTAATCATGCGCTGACGGTCCTCTGTTGCCAGAGTTTGGTCTTTTGCGTACATAACTTCGCTACCAGCACCTTCGCCTACATCAATACCAGTAGTAACTGGTTCATCAGGGCGTTGTGTTGGTGCATCTAACGGAACAATTTGTTGTCCAGTTGGGGCTGACTGTGTGCGACTCATAGAAGGAGTTGCTGCGAAAGTAGGAGAAGCGTTCATGGGTGCTGATGTTTGCATTTCCATCATGGCTTGATTTTCGCCATATTCGCCACCTGTCATAGCCTTTGCGCCTTGTGTGCCTGCATTTCCACTACCACCTGTTGCTGAAACAGCATAGTTATTTTGTCCTGCAGTTGGGCGATTACCGCCACGGTTTTCTACCGCCATGTGCATCTCCTTTCCATTTAAGGTCAGTATTTAAAATTAGTGAGCAGTTTTTAAACTTACTCAGGTTTAAGACTTACTTTGAGCCTCGTGTACCTTTTGGTTCCTTTGTAAACATAGTGGTAGATGCGCCTGGCTTTGCAGCCTTTGGCATACCGAAGTTTGTAGGCTGTTGTACATTTGGCTTTGCTGAGCCACCCTGATTAGCAGGCTTTGATGCCTTACCAGGTTGGTTGTTTGGATACTTTGCTGTACTTGTATTTGCCATGGTTACCCTCCTCCCTTTTAGAACGGCACTCTGCGTGCGACTGTGGCTTGTAAGTTTGCATCTCCACGGTTGTTTAAACCAGCGAGAAGTGATTGAACATCGGGGCGACCACCAGGCATAATTTGTCCAGGTGCAACGCCTTGCATACGACCAGTTTCGCTCATGCCCATTGGAAGTTGCCCGCCACCTGCTGCGCTCTCACTTGGCATGCCCATAGATTCGGGACTTACTGAGCCAGGGGCTGCAGCAGGTGCGGGATTCTGTGGTTGGAACGCCTCTTGAATTGCTATTTCAATAGCAGTTCCTTTTTGGCGAGCACTAATTACATACGAAAGTTTGCGTAGGATGTCGGATGGGTCTTGTCCTTGGCTTGCAAGGGCTGGAATTGCTTGTGCGTATGAGGCAATAGCCTGTTTCATAGCATCACGCAGTTCTTCTGTTTCAACCTTTTCTTCTTCTTGGGTTGCATTGAAAGAGAAAGGCATTTGACGGCGTAGGAAATCACGAGAAATTAACTTATCGCCTCGTGCTTGTAGTCCAAAGACCAATGCACGATTAGGGTCAAGTCCTGCCATTAAGCCATATTGCACATCAACGGTGTAATCACCGCTAATATCACGCTCTGGCTTGTACTTAAGGTTGTAAGGAGTACCGTTATACACACCTTTAAGTTCTTTTTCTTGATTACCAAAGATTTTTTCATCAACTTTAAGAGCAAGTGCTAACAATTCGGTAAAAGTGCGAGCAAACATTGCATGTGCAGTCTTGATTTGTGTATCAAAACCACCCATAAGAGCCTTAACGCCTTGACCAGTAATAATGGAAGCATCCATATTACCTGTTCTGGCATCTGGGAAACGACTACCTAAACGGAGTTCCTGCTCAAGAACTGATTGCTGTGCGAACACATTGCTAGGAAGTTCAAGTGGGACTCTGCGAATCTCATTAGGCTTGCTGGAGCGCATAATTGCATCAGGTCCAAGGGCTAACTCCTGACTATCTAGCGGCATCGCAATCGGTGCCTGTACTGCTTTAGTTGCTGCTTCAAGTGAAAGTAGCGCATAGCGTGCCTTAGCAACTTGAATAGCAAGTACATCATCAAACTGACCACGGGACTGGTCATCTAATGAAGGTCTTTGCACTACACGAATTAAGCACTCACCCATTAGGTTAGGTGCTTTATCTAATACTAGGTTGTTTTTATTAGGCATGAATAGAACATCTTGGTCTTTATCATGGAA